AATCGTGGCAACCTTTCCGGCCAATCAGATACCCTTACTTTCAACGATTATGTGAACCATTTTTGCTTCGTATATGCTTACTTCCGTCGGAATTTTGACCTTGGAAGAAAGCTCGATGAAATTGATAATCTCGAAGTCGAAGCCTCTTACAGGCTTTGTACTTGTGGAGACGACAATTGGGCCCGCTTTGCGAAATTCCTTAAAATTGGTTTTGAAACGGTTCAGGCTTATTTTGCTGAACTTGGTATGTTGTTAACACCAGCTGATAAAGGCCTTGGTGGTGACGACGCTACCTTTTGTTCTCGTTCAATGGCTGAAGATCCAGCTACAGGTTTAGTATTTCCCTGTCTCAAAAAGACGTCCATCGAAAGACAACTCCATTATACTGTCGACTTAATTGTAGATCAGTTAGTGGAGAACTTTAAGTGTGTGCTTCTCGAAGCCGCACTGTGGGATGAAGCATATTATAATTCCATCAAGGATGATGTGGTTCAACAATGTAAAAATTTGAACAAGAAATTTGGCGACCTTGGCACAAGAGTCCAGCGCATGATTAAATTCAAACCCTATCAACTAGTTAGAACTCAGTGGGAACGATATATTCGTGGCACTGAGGATTATCCAGAGATTACGCGCCTGGACGCGACTACCGAAAATAATATTACAGATTTTGTTGATACTGCAACATTAGTTGAAGTTGTTACTAATTCCCAAGAGAAATACAAACCTCCGCATAAGCGTAGAAACCGCAAATCTACGATTACCCCAAATATGTCACAAGTTTTCCCTTGGCCGGATATTGTTCCGATAAAAACCGAGTCTCCTACTGTCGTCGCTGACGTAGTTCTCGAAGTACCCGCAGACGCTACTGCTCCAGGAATTTATTCTACAGGAGGTCTACGGGCAAATTACAATCAAATAGGTGGTGGACTAGGACCCGTGATTCAAGCAGACCCGGATCCAGCTCAACTTTTTCCCCAGCTCCGTTCTGTCCCGAATTTCGTTCGGCCAAGTTACCACCATTATCTCGAGTTTGGTACTGCTGCCTTTAAAGGCCCAGAAGTAAAGATAAGCGCAAAAGTTTACGCTATCCAACCAACTCGTTTTACAAGTGGCAAT